GGCATACCTCAGCTTCATGCTGGCGGCTGAGGGACGCCCAGAGCGTTCCAAGTGCTGCTTGTCCGAACCCGGCTGAGGTCCGTAAGATGCTGTTGCGCGCGAGCGCTCAAGCATCAGGAGGCACTTGGTGAGGGCGCGCGTCCCCCCGATTTGGTTTTCGGGAAGCCGCGACTTCACCACCCAGCCCTTAACCATGGGGCTGTGGAGGTTATCATCCATCCTATCGGTTTGGAAGCCGAGAAAGGAAAGACGACCCAACACAGGAGAGGACTCCAAGACCGTAGGGAAGAAAGTGATAATCTTCCTTATCTCGGAATCCAACCAGGCGGTGGTCCGCCAGTAGCCAGCAAGGTAAAGCTGGTTCCTGAACGATACCATCGACTGGATTTCCTCAACGTCTGTCAGTCGTGTCGGAAGTATGTTGCGAACTCGGACTATTGATACGTCCTCGCCCGCATAGTACTCCTTCCCGCAAGACTCCCGGAACTTTCCAGTCCAGAAAGACTTGGCCTTGTTAACCCGGAACCCGAAGGTCTCGAGTGCAAGAACGACTGAGTGCACATAATCCGTGGGGACAATTATGTCATCCCCATAGACACGCACCACACCCTTTAAGCCTAACAGCTGCTTTGGGTGCATCTCCGACTCCCACATGAAGTGAGAGCCGTCGAGCTGGCTTCTGAGCTCTCGCTCAATTCCCAGGAAGGCTACGGTCGTAAAGACCATCGCCTCGATTGGAAACGTGAGAGCCGAACCCATAGACGCGAACTTCTTGAGAGGAAACGTTAGTTTCAACTCAGGTACCCACGCCTTCGAGGACCTGCACGCCATCACCGCACCGTACAAGTACGGGTGGTCATGGAGCAGAGCCTTTACATGCGTGGTGGAGACACGGTCGGATGCTTCGCTCAAATCGAGCGTAGCTAGCTCCCCCGTAGAGGAGCCCTCTTTGGCCATACGCTGGTTAGGCGTCTGGTCATCGAATCCTACAACGCGTCGGGCGATTCGATCATGCCCGATCGCATCCACGATGAGTCGCATAATGGCCTGCTGCGAGTACTGCATTGCAGTAGGCTCAATCGCGATGATTCGTGGTGTCTTCAGCGTCTTAGGAACGGTAACCACCTTCACAGGCAGTTCCCGCCCAGGTTCAAGAAAGTCCACACCGTCTAGCTGATTCCTCAAGTTCATCAAGGACCAGCTAGGCACCACATTCTCCAAGAAAGGAAAATACGGCTCCAGACGGCGAGGCCAGGTATTCAGACCGTACTTCTGGTTACCAACCAGACGATCGGCCGTAGCTCCTGGCCCGTGCTTGGGCAGATACTCCCCACGCATGAGGTTTCCCTCTACGTCATCGAGCACCTTACCAAACAGTAACTTACTCATCCTCCTGAAATCGTCCAATTGCTCGGGCGATCCCAGAAGAAGGGAGTTAGCAGTTACAACTTCCTTTTCACAATCGACGTACTCTCGGAGTGCCTTACGCACCCTGTGCGGAGCACAATCGAGCTCGATCTTGCCGAACATCAGCGTAAGCTGACGAATGGCTCGAACGGACTCTATACAAGGGTCGTCGACCAGAACACCAGTGTTGCGGTCGAACACGCGAGCGAGGAAACCCCCCAGTAATGCGGGGAGCCCTGCCTGCCAGCCGAAGCCGGCGAACAGGTCGCGCTCTACCCGTCCCCGGTCCAGACTCCTTTCGAAGTCTTTTCCGTAGGTCGGAAGGGTGATCGTCAGAAACGACACACCCTCATGTTCGCACCGCGCCGTGACGGTTTTGATGTCACGGTTGGCGCTAGTGCAACATAAGCTGGCTAATTCAACGGCCAGCTCCTTCCAGAGTTTCAACAGGCTTTTCAGAACTTCCTCCTAATAGAGGTGGATTCTTCCTGGCTTGTTGAGCGGTTCCTGGTTCCGTCCCCTGAGTTTGGGGGCACCCTTTCAACCGGGTGTCCGGATCGATTAAGATTCGTCGATCCGAAACGAAACTGACCAGAGCTAGAACCGTTACCCACACGGCCGTAGTGCTCACTATTACAGTGAACGCGCAGGTCCGTGGGCTACGGTGTTTGCTCTCCCAACCGTCTTGGGGTGGATTCAGTTCTTCCATCCATAGACCCTGATATTGCAGCTGCCCGTAGGAACCGGCATAGGTGCCGGCCCACGGATATACAGATGCATCAGGACTCGCCACCGAGCATCTTGGTGACGAGCTGGTTGGTATTCGCATCGAGAAGGGCGTCGAAGCCCTCCTCGATAGCCAGGAGCTCCGCAGCGGTGTAGCCGAACGTTGGGTGGTCCATCACGAGATAAACACTCGTGGAGAACACCTCGTTCTGGCTTGGCACCAGAAGCGAAGCTCCGACCTTCGAATGGTCAAGCCGGAGCACGCGACGCGCACGCCTCCCGTAGGAGTGTGCGGCCGTGAACTTCATCAGCCCATCTGCCGAACGGTACTCGGCCTTGTCGGTCCCGGACGATGTCCGAGGCAACGAGGTCGTGGTGCCCGAAACGGTGATGGACAGTGGATCAGGTAGGCTCATACAAGCGAACTCCTTTCAACGCGGCCAGCAGGTCTGACCGGGTGTTTGACGACAGGTGCAACATCTGTCTTCAGCTCCGGGAAAGTCCCAAAGCTGCAGCGATGGCCAACTGGCGCGGCGACAAGCCGTCCCAGGTAAGGCCAAAACCAAAGGGATTCGCTCGCCTCCTTATCTTCGTCTCTGTGACGAAGGTCAGGTTGGCGACCGACGAAGCACCCAGGCCACGATGGCCGGACTTCGTCAGGGCATAGCTATCCTTAACGATGGAATGCTCCATCATATAACCATACCGCATAATCAGGCCCTCGGTCCCCCAATCGGTGAGATTAGAAATAACATCTCCCGTGTTGGTGAACCAATCGAGGGCCCAGCTCCAGGGGGTCAAGTTCCAGATAACTTCTGGTGTCAGTGTAACGCCAAAAACCTTGTTGGCGATGAGCGCGTAACGTCCGATAACGCTCCGACTTATAAAGTCCGGAGGCAGCTCGTACGTGAAAGCGCCCGAAAACCACTGATTACGGACCGTCTCACGGGTCCGAACTAGATCCCCGAGGTTGGATCGATCAAGGAAAGCGACGATACCAGGCGGCAATGCCGCCGAAGTGTTCGCCTGCACAACCAAGCTCGATCTTTCCCTCTCTTGTGGGAAGTTGTAACGCCTCCGTACCACCTTACCCGAATCACGCTCTAACTGACGCATGATACGGTCCGCGTTAAAGACACCAGCAAAGAAGTCGCTGATGTCCGCGGCAAGTGGTACCCAACCGAACTCTGTGTTGAGGTACTCCGACCCAGCCTTTCGAGCTGAGTCGACGCGCCCCTTCCAGAACAGTTGGCCCGCAATGTGCGGGAGCCGCTCTCGCCAAAGTTCGGCGATCGCGGTGGAAACGTCTGCAACTGAGTTAGTGGGCTTACACCTTGCCACTGCCGTTGCCCCTAGTTCGTCCAGTCTATCTATTGACGACTGACCGCTTGGGGGAAACAAAGTAGTGGTAGGCGTAATAGGGTAAGCCGGACCGTCATAAGTGACGATTTCGGTGTTACCGTACTCGTTGGTGGTCTCCTCACGGAGATGAGCGGAACTACCATCTCTTTCGAGATACCGCTTTTGAGTAAAGAACTCACCACCGACGTCCCCGGAAGCCGCCTTAAGTTGGCGGTAACCGGAGTGGCCCTCCGAGTCAGTAATTTGACTCTCTACGACAGGCTCATAGGGACCCGAGATTACAGTATCCTCCGGCTTTATATACGGAGGAACCATTCTCCACGTGGTCCTGTAGCGGCCAACAGGTAATGGCCGCCGACTCTCTCGAGATCGGCGACTAACCATAGCCGCGCGCGCCTGGAATAGACACAAGAACTCCTCTGGTTGGTACTTTCACCTCCATCTTCTGAGGTGGGTGATGTTGCACTGCGTTGC